GAAGACGATCTGCAGCAGGTTTTACAATTCGAATTTAGAAGGCTGTATAAGGAATTATTCGGCTAGAAAGGGGGCTAGGAAGTGGGATATAAAGAAGAACTGGACGCCCTGGGGCGTTGGATTTTTAAAACTGCTGGATTAAAGTCGCACAGACTAAGCGAAGCGCCGCCGCAGGTATCACGCCCTGTAGTATTGTGGCAGGGGCCTAACAGAAGAAACGGGCGAAGCTTAGGAAACTACAGCTATCTACGGCGTATATCTCAGTACGGGACTTTATACGTTTCTAGCCTGGACCAGCTAGCCGAAGTTTTAGACAAGCTAGAAAAAGACCTAGCAGCGCGTAACGATCTGTTGCCAATGTATGAAACAGACCAGGCAGGGTCTAAGCAGATCGGCTGGCTTACACAGGTACAATTAGACCTTAATACGGCAGAAACAGTAGATATACCGATTGTCGTAAGGTATGAAGTCGTACAGGACCGTATAAGACCAGAAGAAGCGCCAGCTGCAATTAATGTTACAAATACGAAAAAATAGGGGGCGGTAACAAATGACGAATAGATCGACACAAAAACCGCAAACAGCCCCAAAAGCAGAAAAGAAGCCAGAAGCTTTTAGACATTCTAAAGGCGATCTGATCGCTAACGCTGCAGCTTTCGGGGTTAAACCCGAAGTAATGACAGGGGCGCTTTATGGCGTAGAAAGCGCTAGTAAAGAAGAAACAGAAAAACTAATTAAGTTATTTTTGCGTAAGGGGGTTAAATAATGGCTGGTACTTATTTAGAAGGTGTAAGTAAGGTCCTTTCTGGTGTATATACACTAATTAAAGCTGCAGTAGCCCGCGTAGCTGTGGGAAATCGCGGTACCGTATCTTATCCGTTCACTTCGGACTGGGGACCTATTAACACGATTGTAGATATCGGAAACGAAGCAGACTTTAGAAAACTTTATAACGGGGATAAGACAAGCTTAAGCGCGAACTTAATCTACAGGTTAGCTTTCGCGGGTACCCCTCAAAGGGTTAAGGCTTATCGTATGGCTACTTCTGCAGCAGCTAAAGGTACAGCGACTTTACTAGATGTTAATACCACAGCTGCTTTAACGTTAGAAACCCTTTACCCTACAAACCGCGCTTTTACAGCGGTCGTTAAAGACGGTTTCGGACTAGGCGAAAAGGTAGTAGAGATCTTAGAAGGCGGTACGCTGTTAGTATCAGTAAAAGGGACTTCTTTAGCTGAATTAGAAGCAGCGCTTAACGGTACAGATTATGTACGCGTTACAGCTGTAGGTACTACTATGCCAGAAAATACAGCGGGGGTATCTTTCACAGGCGGGAATAATGGCGAAGTTGTTACAGCAGCCGAATATACAGCTTACACAGACGCGTTAGAAGCTGAGGAAGCTGTTAACGCCTTTGCTTTAGATGGCGTAACAGACAATGCAATTATTGACGCTATGCAGACTTTCGTAAAACGTGTACGTGAAGATGGTCTGTACGTTACTTTCGTCAATGGAGGACCTTCAAGCTGGGACAACGATCTAGCAGGCGCTAACGCACAGAGTAGAGCATTTAACTATCGCGGAATCATTAACGTAGGGAACGGGGTAGACGGTGAATACTCAGCAGCAGAAGCAGCTGTATATGTAGCAGCGCGCGTAGCTTCTGTAGCTTTAAACGCAGGGCTTACAGACGAAGTAACGCCTTTCACTTCTGTAAATAAGAAGCTTACTAAAGCCGAACGAATCGCGGCTAAAGAAGCCGGTACGTTAATCTTTGTAGTAGAAGATGGGCGTGTAATTATTGATGAAGCGGTAAATACACTAACTAGCCCTGGGGCGAACGAATCTAAAGAATTCGGTAAAATTCGCGTAAGTAATGCGTTAGATCAGATCGCTTACGACCTAGAAAAATTCGGGAACGAATACAAAAAAGGTCGAAGCAATACTGACGAAGCGCGCCAGACTTTCGCAGCAGCAGTAGAAACTGACTACTTCGCAGGCTTGGCTTCTATGGAAGTTATCCAGCCAGACTACAGCTACGAACCAGACCCAGACTATCATGGAGATAACGCCGTATTTAATCCAGCGATTGACGAAGCATTTTTTGCCTGGGCTGTAACGCCAGTCGATAGTATGGAGAAGATCTACCAAAAAGGTAATGTAAGCTTCTAATTAAAAGACCTGGAAGGGGGTAATATTGTATGATTAACGGAACATACGGGCATGTATACGATGAAAACGGGAAAGAGTTAGACACTACGCAGGAATTCGAAGCCGTAGTGGAATTCGAAAAAGAAGAAATTCGCTTGCCTGGTCAGTTTATGGCTAGCCATAAAGTAATGGGTGGTAGCGGTAGCGGGTCGCTTATGTATTTAAAGAAAGACAGTAAGCTTCAAAAGAAGATCTTAGACAACCCCACCCAAAAGTATAACTATATCGGGAAGCTTAAAGACCCTACGGCGAACGGCGAAGAAGCAGTACTTCTTATCGGTGTAAGTTTTGACGGGGCGCCTTTAGCGGGTCATTCTTTAGGTGAAATCGTAGAAGTAGAATTAGATTTTACTTTCGATAACTACAAATTCTTAAAAACTATGTAAAGAGGTAAAACCGCAGCCTTCGGGCTAGCGGTTTTTTAATTTGAAAGGGGACTAGTGTAATGGCAGAACAAAAAAGTAAATTTATTAACCTGGAAGACATTCTTACTAGAAATGCAGAGGAACTTACTTCACTAAAGACGGGGGAAATCGAAGGCGAAAAGCTAGGAACTATCCCTGTAACTGCGATCGACGGCGAAGAATACAAAGGCATTAAGAAAATCTGTATGCGAATGGTACCGAACGGTACGGGCGGTATGTACCCAGAAGTAGACGACGATAAAATGATGATTCAAGTTATTATCACAGCTGTAGATAAGGACCAGCGTAGTAACTTCTCTTTCGCTAACAAGCAGCTTTTAGATCACTTAGGTGTAACGACTGCAGAGCAGGCAGTAACTAAGCTATTAAGCGCTGGGGAAATCGTACACGCTGCAGCAGATATTCAAGAATTAAGCGGCTTCGGTCGAAAAGCTAAGAAAGAGCAGGAAGACGAAGTAAAAAACTCTTAAAGACTAACGGGGAAGCGAAGCTACTTGCTTACATCTGGAACACCCAGGGAAAATTCCCTCATGAGGTGCTAGAACTTCCACCGTTAGAAAAAGAATTTGTTTACCAGGCTACCCTTTTAAAGATTAAGGAAGAAGAAAAAGCCAATAAGAAAGCGGCGAAGGGAAAGGGGGCTAAAAGGTAATGGCGCGCGAATTTGTTATGGGTGCTAGGATTAACCTAGACGCAGGAAACTACAGTAATAGCATGGCTGACGCTATGCGGGCTACAGATCGCTTCGGGCAGGAAATCGTAGACCTAGATAGGGCTATGGGAAGATATCGCGATAGCCAGGGAAGATTACGAGAAGCTAACGGTCGCTTCGCTCAATCTGCAGGCGTAGCAACTAGACAGCTAGAAGATCAGGCGAAGGCAGCTACTACGTTAAAAGATCGTATCTTTTCCCTACAAGGTGCATTTACAGCCCTGGGGGGCGCTATGGCAATAAAAGGCGCGTATGACTGGCTTATAGGTGCTAACGCCGATATGGAAACATACCAGAATACCTTAACCGTAGTACTAGGCAGCCAGGAAAAAGCCGTAGAACAAATGGCGTGGGCTGAGAAATTCGCGGCTAAGACACCTTTCGAAATCCCTAGCATTATCGAAGCGACAACACGCCTAGAAAGTTACGGGATAGAAAGCCAGAAGGTCTTAGGCATTACAGGGGATATGGCTAGCGTAATGGGTAAAGATCTTATGCAGGCTGTAGAAGCTGTGGCGGACGCTCAGACAGGGGAACTAGAACGACTTAAGGAATTCGGTATAACTAAGAAGATGATCGAAGACCAGGCGGCAGCTATGGGTAAAGCCGTAACGAATAATAAGGGGCAGATCACAGACCAGGAGCAATTTAACAAGACCCTATTCGCGATTATGGAAGACCGATTTAAAGGCGGTATGGAAATGCAATCAAAGACCTTTAAGGGTATGCTATCGAACGTTAGCGACTTTATGGGGTCTATGGGTCGAAGGTTAGGGCAACCCCTTTTCGAAAAAGCTAAAGCTGGGCTGCAGGACTTTTTAGGCTTCCTTAATGGTTTAAATGACAGCGGCGCCGTAGATAAGTTTATAAGCGCAGTAACGACGGCAGGAAGCCTTATAGGTACGGTATTCAAAGGAGCAGCGCAGATCACAGGCGCGGTACTGGGTCCTGTTATAACCCCTATAATATCTGGCTTCCAATGGCTAGGAAAAGCAGCGAAGGACCTTTACACTATGCTTTTCACAACAGGGGAAGCGCCCTGGTTAGTTACACAATTTGGACCAGAAAAAGTAAATGCTATTAATAACTTCTTCTGGGATATATACGACGCGGCTATAATGTTTAAGGACTTTATGACTGGAACAGTAGGACCTGCGATAAGTTCAGCTGTAAATACAATCCTATCTACTGTAAGAAGTTTAGTAAGCTTCTTCGTTAACAACTGGTCTACAATAGGTCCTTACGTGATGGGTGTAGCTACAGCCTTCCTAGTATATGCAACGTACTTAAAGATCGCGGCAGCAGTAACTAGAATTGTAGCTGCAGCACAGGCAGCATATAACGCAGTTATGGCTATGAACCCTATTATTTTAATTGTCCTAGCGATCGGATTACTTATAGGGCTTCTTATCCATCTAGCGGGCGGTTGGGACACAGCGAAGCAAAAGCTTTTAATTTTTTGGCAGTTCTTAGTATCAGCCTGGAATAATATCTGGGCGACCCTGCAGCCGATCTTAACTATGTTGGGTCAGAAACTAGTACAAATATGGCAATATCTGGTACAAACTGTACCGCCGTTACTTTCTCAGCTACTTACACTAATAGTAACCTGGGCTTCGAATATCTGGGCTTTTATCCAGCCGATCTTAACAATTTTATGGACAGGAATAGTAAATATCTTTAATTCGTTAAAGGCTTTCTGGGAACAATGGGGCGGCTTAATTATGGCGGTCTTTTCTGTTTTCTGGGCTTATACATCGTCGTTATTTACTTCGGCTTTAAGCATTTTATGGACGATTGTAAAAGGCGGCTTTATGTTTCTGTACAATATCGTATCTGGAATTTTTAAGTTAATAAGCGGCGTTTTACAAATTGGATGGTCCGTTATTACAGGGCTTTTTTCTGTAGGACTTGACCTACTTTCTGGTAACTGGTCTGGAGCCTGGGAAAGTATGCTAGATATGCTTTCTGGGGTTTGGTCTGGAATAGAAGATTTTTTCAGCGGCTTAAAAGATTTATTCTTTGATAGCGGCGCTGCAATCATGCGGACCCTAGCAGACGGGATTACTTCTATGGTTTCAGCACCTTTCGAAGCCGTTAAAGCTGGGCTATCCAAAGTAAGGGACCTTCTACCTTTCTCAGACGCGAAGACAGGACCTTTAAGCCAGCTAACGCATAACGGCGGTAAAATCGTTTCTACAATGGCTGACGGGGTTTACCAGCAAGCAGGAACGCTGCATAAGGCTATGACAAAAACGCTAGAAGACACCCCTACTACGACCAGCGGTACAGTTAACGCGAACGCTCACAGAATAAATGCTGCTGGAAGATCGGCAGCTGGTAGCGGTACTGGTAAAGGTACTGTTATTAGAAGCATGATCGAAAGGTTAGTAATAAATGGCGTAGACAAAAATGGAAAAGTTATAGCAGACGAAATCATAGAAGCCTTATTAGAAAAACTACAACAGGCAGACGATATTTTAAGCGCTGCGGACTTGGAGGGCTTACTATATGATTAGATCAGTCGCTGTAGAATTATCCATAAAAGATGAAAGTACAGGGCGTTATTATCCTATCCCTGTACTTCCTGAGCGTATAGAGTACTCAGACGGGGACGCGATCGCGGACACAGTAAACATTATCGACCTTGGCGAAGTAGACTTCCTAAACGGGGTAGCGCTAGACAGTATAGGCTGGTCTAGCTTCTTCCCAGGAAGATACGACGCGGGCTACGTAAGTGTTAATAACTTACCGAAGCCTACTGAATATAAAGGGCTTATGCAGCGCTGGAAGTTAAATAAAACAGCGCTACGGGTTATATGTCCAGCTGCAGGGATTAATAAACAGGTTTACTTATCTTCGTTTACCTGGGACCTTCGCGGCTTCGAAGGAGATATAAACTACAGCCTTACCCTAAAAGAACGTAAAACGATAAAACCTATACAGCTGAGCGTTACGCGTCCAGCACCTTCTAAAAAGAAGACTACACCAGCAAAGCGACCAGCAAAGCCGAAGCCTGTAGCAAAATACTATACGGTAGTAAGAGGGGACTATTTAATAAAGATCGCGAAGAAATACAAAATAAAAGACTGGTATAACCAGCTGTATATCCCTAACAAAAAAGTGATAGGGTCGAACCCTGACCTTATACACCCAGGGCAAAGGCTTAAACTACCATGATCGACTTAAGAATTAATAATCAAAGCTTACGCGATCTAATAGCAAGCCCCCCGAAATTATCGGACCAACTTAACGCCGTATGTAGGACCCTAGACGTAACCTTAAGGAATGTACCAGGGATTAAGAACCAGGCAGGACAGACTTTGCAGCTGTATTACAATAACAAAATACAGTTTGAAGGACCTTTATTTGTGAGAGGGGTAGACGCTGCAGGAAACCTTAAGTATACAGCGTACGACCCTCTTATTTATTTACGAAATAAAGATGACTA